CCAGCATGCGCTTGTCTTCAGATGCCAGACTTGGGAGGTTGGGATTATCAACAGGTTCGGGGACTTCATGCGGTGCAATCTCAACCAGCGAGTTATCCACATCTTCCTCTTCGGGGACTTCCATCCCTAGACTTTCAGCGATTGTCTTGTTAATACTCATCTTTTTCTAGCCTTTGATGATTTACTTGCCTTTGGAGATTTACTCGTTCTGACCTTACTTAGCCTACTTGGCTTGCTTTTCCTGCTGGATGTACTGAGTTGTGGCTTCTTACCACGCTTCTTATAAACCTTTGGTTTCAAGTCTTTAACCGTGGCTGGTATCGCTGCACGGACGGGGTTGACCCTTGGTTTCTTGTTGGCACCACCGGCGAACAGGTCAGCCTCGGTCATTACTTCGAAATCAATACCACGACGCATTGCCCATGCCTGTGCAGCTGCCCACTTGGCATCGTTCTGCATCTTGGTGACAGAATCGTTCGAGTTCCTGACGAACCCCTGGTCAGCCTCATGTAGTGGCTTGATCTCAATCAACTTGGTCACGGTCGCTCCGCCCTTCTGGATAAGCGTCACCAGGAAGTCCGGGAGGTAGATCGATTGCGTCTTGTTAGCCTTGGTTGGATTACTGTACGGAATCTTTATTGGTTCATATGACCACTTTAAAACGTCCGGGTGGTTATCACAGTACCGCATGAACTCAAGTTCCCAGGATGACTTAGCAACAACCGGATACAACCCGTCATACTTCTCCGGATTGGTTGGTGTGAACTGTGTGCGGATTCCTCTTGCCATGATTATATAGTTGTGCTCTCATCCAACCTATCAGCAATATCTCTAGCAAGATCAGCTTCATGAGTGGCTTCAATTGCTTGCGCATTCAACCTGTCACGTTCTGCTATAAGGTCCGTCATTCGGTCATCTGGTAATGATGTCGTGCCACTATTGTTAGCTTCTATAGCTGCATCAACAACGTCCAGTCTGTCTTCAATGTTTTCAGCCATCTGTAAACTTTTTCTTTCGTTATCTCTCCACTGACTGGAGTCCTTCCCATCAAATATTCCATTAGCCGGGTTCTTTATAACAGCCTTGGATTGTTCTTCCGCAACTGCTGCTTGCTTCTGAATATTCTTAACAGCACTCTGGGTAGCCGGAGCGGCCTGCTCGGTCTTCTGAACTTCGGCGACTACTGCCGTGGAAGCATTAAGCTCCGTGTTGAGAGCCTCCAGTTTGTTGGTAAGGCGAATGATTTCAAACTCTGCTTCCTCATCATCACCACCGGTGCTTGATGTACGGGCTGCAATACCAGTAAGTTCACCACGGACTCTTTCTATATCATCCTCGATCTCACCCGGTGGTCTGCCAGATGGCGTTACTGGCTCGATTATACCCGGACCTAATATAATCTCTGGTGTTCCAACATCGGGCATGGGTGTCATCGGATTAGGTGATACCTTGGATACGGGGATCGAACCGGATGTCGGTACATCCTCCATAGCACCATGGGTATTGGGGAAGAAGTCGTTGGTAATCTCTTCGGACGGGCGCACGCCGGTCAATAATTCAATTGCATCCGCAACCTCTAACCTATTTCTACCGATGGCAAAATAATAGTTCTCGTATTCGAAGTTCATCGTAATCTCTACCTTCGAGGTACGGTCTTCTGTATCCAGACCAGCATGATCGATTGTTGTGATTACCGGTTTGTAGAAATAATAAATGTTGACAGAGTTCGGGTCAATACCAAGATCGTATATCACGATGCTGTCAAAGAAATGTCGTTTGTAGTTTGGCTTCAACCGGAGTCCCATAGATGGTCTTGTGTTCATATTAGCACGGGGGTCAGGGGTTGCTGCATTTGCTATAAGGTGATTATACCCAACGTTTGGTTGGTCGTTTGAGAATGACTGATCGGCAAACCCACCATTGAAGTCTGGCGGAGGGGTGGGACCAGCATTACTAGTGTTGCCAGCCGTTACTAATTGTGATCCAACATCACCAGAGTGGGAATAAAAGTTGATGTACTCTTTCATGAGAGCCGTCGTAATAGATGTGGCATCATCGTCGAATGTCATGGACGCTGGCGGGAATTCCATCTTGGTTGGAACTTTCACATACTTATTGTACGAACGGAGTGTATCCACTGCGAACGATGGCTTCGGATGGTCAATACGCTTCAACTGCGTGTAGAGGTACCCATCATTCAGGAACCTGTTGATATTGGTGATCGCAACACCATCCAGGAGAGCATCTTGATTTATATTGAACTGGACACCATAGGTATATTTTACACGGGGCACTATCATCGGGCGAATCGATAAGCGTTCGGATGCATAGTTTACAAATGGGAATCCAGGCAATGCACCATGTGTGGTGTCGCCCTGTCCTGGAGTGGCTGCGTTTTGCCCTATTCCGAGTTTCTTCTTAACCGTTCCGACTTTGGTTTGTACGAAATCTTGTAGTTGGTCTAATGCACCCATTAAGTCTGTTCCTATTTTTCTAGTATTAGTAAATATATTTACTTCGATATTACTAATAAAATGAGGATACTATGAAAATTGAGGTTAAACAGGGCAATGTTGAGCGTGCCTTACGCAAACTGAAGAAGAAAATGTTCGATGGTGGGACTATTCAGGAACTATCTGATCGTCGCCATTTTACCAAACCCTCCGAGGTCAAGCGGCTCAAGAAGAAAGAAGCCATCCGTCAGAACCAACGTAAGATCAAAAAGGAAAAACTCAAGTATTCTCAGAACATGCGATAACAAAAAGGCTCCCGAAGGAGCCTTTCTGAGTTTCTTTCCGATTCGGTCGGATTAAAGATTGATACCGAAGCTTCCGCCACCACCACCAACACTAAGACCAAATGCACCGTTACCTACGGAGAATCCGCCGTCGCCGATGGAGATGTTGAATCCACCACTTCCGGTACCGGTCGAACCCACGCCATCTTGTGACTGGATTTCGTCGGTGTGACGATAGGTGCCCATACGCAGGCCGTTCTGGTCGAATGAGATAACGTTGTCATAACGGATGGTAAGTTCGATTTCCATCGCATTTGCATCTTCGTAGGTCATTTCACCCAGGTTGGAACTCTTGATCCAGCAGCCAGAATAAGAGTGCTTCTGGACAATGTTCGGATCAGCAGCTGTACCACCGGCGCTTGCGCCACCAGCCAACACGTCAAGGTCAAGTTCGAACTTGTAGTTCTCACCGGCACGACTCATGGTCTGATCGAAGAAGTTCTGCTGCTTGGAAATCTGGTTCTGAACCCTACGCATTGCGGAGTTGGTGATGTCATCAAACAACGTCAGCGTAAGTTCCTGCCACTCGGCACGTGTTGCCACGTAGACCGTAGACACGTAGGAGTAGATAGCCTGCTCATCAAACTGAAGATTCGGGCGACCGATCTTTCTGGTCTGGCGAGTCATGTCATATGGTGCTGGCTCGTTGCCGAGACCGAAGTTGAAAAACAGCGTCCTGTAGCGGTTGCTGAAGATTGGTTGCAATACGGCTGAGCGGTCACCATTAAGACCAGGAACGCCGAAGTTTGCGAGTGAATTTACAGTCATTTTATTTATTCCCCATATAACATTCTTGTAAGGATTATTTACCTTATGAAGAGTATTTAGGGGAATAAGTACGGCTGTTTCTTAATCCATCACATAAATCGAACTAATAGACTCGTTTGCGTGCGCCCTTCTTATTGTTTCTCCAATGCTTTCCGACAGCGACACGATGCGAATCTTACCACAATTCCTTGCATTGGTGTGCAATGGTATGGTGTCAGCCACCACCAACTCAGACAGGACAGAATTGTTCAGGTTATCAATAGCTCCCCCGGATAATACCGGGTGCGTACAGTACGCCGATACGCCCGTGGCTCCATGATCCATGAGCGCAACCGCACCCTTACACAGCGTCCCGGCAGTGTCCACTAGGTCATCCACCAGAATACAGTGGTTTCCTTCAACCTCACCCAGAATATTCATCACTTCGGATTCATTTGCCTTCTCTCGGCGTTTATCGATGACGGCAAGATCGACTCCCAGTTGCTTACCGTATGACCGGGCTCGCTCGGTACCACCAGCATCTGGCGAGACCACCATCGTATTTTTGGTTTCGTGCCGTTGATAGATGTCTGCCGCAAACATGGATGAGGCGCTAATGTTTACCAGTGGGATATCGTACATCCCCTGAATCTGAACGGAGTGGAGGTCAACAGTTATGACAGCGTTGATGCCAGATGCCTGAATCATATCGGCTACCAACCGTGCGGAGATTGGCATCCTACGAAATTTGGGGCGGCGATCCTGTCGGGAGTATCCCAGGTACGGGATTACTGCGGTAATCGACCTAGCTGAGGAACGCTTCAGTGCATCAGCGGTCAGAAGGAGTTCCATGAGGTTGTCGTTGACCGGAACGCAGGTTGACTGAATGATGTAGACATCCTTACCACGAACCGAATCAAAAATCTCCACGGATATTTCGTTGTCGCTGAAAGTGGTGATTTCGTTTTTGGTGAGTACTTTCCATGGTCTTCGCCCGCCTAAGAGCCTGGAGATTGTTTTTGCTAACCCAGGAACTGAAGTTCCGGCGACAATAACCATGTCTTCGTCAATCATACAAGCCTCTTATGTGATAGTTTTACCGTAAAAGAAATATGGAATAGCGTTCTCAATTTTCCATTTAATGATATCAGTCTCGTCTGACTTTTTCAAGTGTCCGATGATGGTTTTTACCACATCATTGTGTGTGACGATCAAAATGTTTTTATTATCATCAGCCAAGGCGAATGCATTTTCTTTCAGGAACGGGATTACCCGCTGCTCGACATCCTGCAACGACTCTCCCTGTGGTGGTGCTTCAAAGTAATCACGGTTCCATAGCTTGTACTTTTTGGGAGGAAGCTGTTTGCGAACCACCGGGTACGGCGTGCCTTCCAAGGAACCGAAGGAGCGTTCCCTAAGTTCTTGAACCAGAATGAGTTCAACATTATCCGAAAAGTGGTTGCCGGATAGTACGATGTTGGCAGTGTCCTGGCACCGCTCCAGGTCGGAGCAAAATACAACATCAATGTCGTAATCAGCCAGACTCTTGGCAGCCTCGATAGCTTCCAGTTTCCCACCCTCAGACAGCTGGTCGTTGACCTGCCCGGAAACTATATTGTCATCCTGTGCCGTTGAGGCACCATGGCTGAGTAAGATTAGCATTTGTCTGCTTTGTAAATCATAGGTGTGTTTATATCTCTATCGTTCCATAACTTGTTCATATTCGCAAAGAAAGTATCGCCGAGCTGCGATGCCTCGATCAGCGAGTCCATGTAGCATTCAAGTGAATACCGTGCGGTGTCCCCGGAGATGTATTCATCCAGGAAGTCATTGAACTCAATATAGTCGCCAGAAAACTGCCGTTCATTAATATTATCGGTGTCGTTCGTTATGGTATACTTAATGACCCCATGTTGTTGAGTTACATCGGATTCTTCATATCCTACACCACGGTTACCGGGCGCAGGGGAGATGAAACTCTCAGCAAAAAACTCGAAGGCAATGCTGTGCTTCTTCAGTTTCACCTGGATGTATTTACGTTTCCCCAAACCATAAAAAGGATAACCGTCGAGCGGCTTTGCATCTTCGAGTAGTTTAGCAAACGAATTTAGGCTTTTCAGTTCCGGCTTGGCGCTTTTTACCTCACCTCCTGATCCTGTTATCATTATGTCATCCAATATATGGGCTCCCATTAAAAAAGGAGCATGCCCTTATAATATGGTCATACTCCTTCAATTTTTCAATACCTACTCTGGATTTAGAACGGGAATTCGTCACCAGTGCCAAGTATTGTGATCGGTACGAAAATGAACTCGATGCTCTTGGCGGGCTTGATAGCCACGTCAACATACATCTGGTTCTGATCGATTGCTGCCGGTGTGTTGTTTGCCTCGTCGCAACGAACCGCATAGTCGAACAGCGCACGCAGGGACTTAAGACCAGCAAGATACCTTTCGGTGACAACCGTTGCAGAGCGACGGGTGACCGGATCGTTAATCTCGAACAGGAACGGCTCCAGGAGACGGGTCAGGTCGTACTTCATCTTAGCGATGAGACGTGCGACGTTGATACGGTCCAGTGCTGTTGCGGTTGCTGCATTGGTCTTCTGACCAAAGACAGTCAAACCACGGTTCGGAATGAACGCAATCGGGTTGATGTTGTTCTCATAAAGAACATCACGCTGGGTTTTAATCAGCTGTACCGGTGTGTACTCGCCATCGTTGTTCAGGTAACCAACGGAAGCTGCATTGTCAACACGACCACGGGTGTAACCAGCGGGCGGGAACCAAGGTGCGGAAACCTGATCGCTGTAACCGATAGTACGCAGAGCCATGTGTGAAGGAGGAACGAACACGTCGTTGCCATCAACGTTGGCTGAAATACCCCAGGGGTAGTAGAAGCCGCTATAGACAGACGGTGCGGAAGCAAAACCATCTTCGCCGGTTGACACAACATTGTTTGCGTTGGTCATCCACTCGGATGATGTAACTTCACGACCAGTCGGGATGCCATTCGGGATCATGTACTTCGGCGTATCTGCAACGATGAAGCTGACTTCGTTGTTGTCGGTGTTCAGAGCATTCATCTCGTCATACAGTTCCGGGTAACCAGGGCTGGTGATGATCTGGAAGTAGTTGATTTCAGCACGAATCTCGTCGTTGACCACCAGTGTTGCCTGCATCTTCTCGACAACGATTTCACGCTGTGAGCGGCGACCGAAAGTGTCACCAGTTGCAGGAGCCCAGAAGTTTCCGGTCTCGGCAACAACGTTGTATGCGGAACCATCAAACGTAACGGTTACGGCTTCAAACGTAGGATCATAAACCTTGACAGTGTTGCGGGT